AAACAACCTTTTAGACAATGTATGCCTATTACTCAAGGCGCAACACAGTGTTTTAACTCTGCAACAACTACGGCTGCCGTTCCAATAGTTTATGATGCTTCCAATTTGAGCAATTACGGTAACGGTACAATAGCTGTCTACGTAGTTAATCCTTTAGTTTCTAATAATGCTAATGATAACAATGATGTTACAGTCCTTGTATCGATAGCAGCTACTGATGATTTTGAAATTGCAAGACCCCGAGATCAGGTGTTTTTTATGATGTTAAATCCACCCACTGTCAGTACTGAAATTAACCAAACTCCTCCTGTTTTGATTGGGCCTGTTCCCACACCAGTGAGCTTAACTGCGCCAATATCGCAATTAGATATTGATACCCAATCTGCGATTGATGAACTCAGCACTCATAAAACGAAAATTCAAGGTTCTGCAACGCATTTTACGTTGGGGCCCAAGAAGCCACCATCTCCCGATTTGATGAAAATCCATTTTGGTGAATCAGTCACATCTTTTAGATCATTTCTTAAAAGATACCAATTACATGAAGTGTTGGAGCCTACTGTACCTACAACTGGAACTTATCGCCTATCTATAGTAAGGCAGAATTGGCCTTTTTTAGGTGGACGTGTTTTGGTTCCAGGACCTAAATCTGTTGCATTACCCCAAGGTAATTGGGAACCATCACTTTTCCCTACTCTACAATATATAACGTTAGGTTATGCTGGATGGAGAGGAGGACTAAGATATTTTGTTGATACTAGTTTTTCAGGCAGTATTACAAATAATGAACCTCAAGTCGTAGGAACTGTTCCCTCATTCTTATTTACAGTTAATACTTTGAATTTTGATTTGGGGACTACATTTGCTGGATTTTTTATTGAGCAAACTAATCGAGATTTGCTAGATAGAAGCCAACAATTATATCAAGACTTTGCTGTTTGTGTCACAAACGAACACATTGTTATTCTCTCCAGCAAACTGCAGTATGCATAAATTTGAAATTCCATATCAAATGCTGTACAGATTTTCACCAGCAAAATATGGTTATCATACTACTGAAACTAATCCTTATCAGAATATTTGGGAGTTTGAGGTAGTTGGTCAGTTTGGATTGAGGCGTCCAATTTGGCCAAAGTATGTGGCTGCAGCTGAGGACTATACGTGTTTATTTTACACAGGTCCACCCCTATTTTATTATAGGAACCAAGAGCCTCAATAATCATAAACCAATTTATATTGGTAATTATGTA